TCCAGATCAGCGAATAATTTGGACAACACCGACATTATAGCTGTGTGAGCGACATTCTAGCTTGACACGTTAACCATTTTCGTTTACCATTGGCGTCTTAATTCCGCCCCTTTGGATGGGGCTGCGTTTAGACGCATCACTCCACCACAACTGAGAAGGGCAATTCCAAATGGCAAACAAGCTGCTCGCCGATAGCAACCGGGCTTCACTCCGCGAGATTATCGAATCCAACACTGCGTGGGGCGAGACCCCAGCCGCTGGTGTAACCCGCGCTCGCCGTTTCCGCACGTCCTCGATCACCGCGTCGAAGGAAACTGTTGAGTCGGAAGAAATCCGCGACGACCGGATGATCTCATCGGTCATCGAAACCGCTGCAATGTCAGGTGGGGAAATCGCTTGGGAATTTGCAGCCGGCACGACCGACCTCGACTTCCAGCGCACCCTGATGGGTGCTTGGTCTCGTCCAATGGACTGGGACGTGTTCCGTGGTAAGACTGTTGCGATCACTGCCAACAACAACATCCGCGTAAGCGGCGCTGATGTCGCAGCCTACTTCACCGTTGGGCGTCGCATCAAGACCAGCGGCTACCTGAACCCAGCCAACAATGATTATCACCAGATCGTCAGCGTTGTCTTTGCCGGTGGTAACACCGATATTGTGGTTACTGGCACTTCGCTGGTCCCCGAAGTAGGTTCGCCAAACACCACGGTTGCTGACGCGAATGATGTCATCATTCATCGCTCGACCGGACTGCGTTTTGGTAACACACCTAACGCTATCGATGGCGCTGGGACAAACCCGTTCGCAACCGCGATCGCCGCTGGTCAGTTGAAGACCGGGCAGCGCATCTTTGTTGAAGGGATCGGCTACGAGACCGGCACGATCACGGCAGATACCGTTGTGGCTGGTGATACCGTTACGCTCACGGATGGCGTGGACACTGTGACGCTCGAAGCTGATCTCGATTTCGACATCGGCGCGGATGACACAGAAACCGCAACCAATCTGGCGGCCGCAATCAACGCACTACGCCCGACTGGAACGGTAGCTCTTGCGGCAACTTCGGCGCTTGGTGTTGTGACTGTTCGTAACCTCCTCAAGACTGGTGGTGTCCTCACCGAAGATGCAGCCACCCTAGCGGTCGTTGCCTTCGCTGGTGGGTCAGCAACCGATGGTGGTTTCTACACCATTGTCTCGCTGACCGACGACATCCTCGTTCTGGATCGTGCTGTTTCGGCAATCGCTGCTGGGGGTCGTATCACCATCAAGGGCTCGATGCTTCGTAATCCGGGCAGCAGCGTTGACATCACTCCCCAGTCGTCCTCGGTCGAAACTGGCTTCCAAGACGTGAGCCAGTATTTCACGGTTGACGGTCTGCGTTGCGGCAGTATCGAAATGGAAGTTTCTGCTGGCTCGATCGTCACCGGACAGTCCGCCCTCATGGGCCGCTCTACCAAGCGCGCGTCGGTCGAAAAGCTCTCGGGCCCGAGCTACACCGCGCTTGAAGCAGCAGCAACCGAAGTCGTTTCGGCGACTGCGAACGTTGGTGCTCTGACCGTAAACGGTGTCGAGCAGGCTACCGCGATCTCGTCGATCCAGTTCTCGATCGAAGGCAACCTCCGTAACCAGCAGGCCATCGGTTCGAAGTTCCCGGTCGGTATCGCTGCTGGTCGTCTTAACCTTACCGGGACGATCGAAGCCTACTTCGCTGATGGCACCATGTATGACCGCTTCATTGACCACGAAACGGTCAGCCTGACTTTCCCGATCATCGATCAGGACAAGAACACCTACTACTTCACCATCCCGGCATTCAAGGTCACCAGCGATCCGATCGCCCCCGGTGGTCTCGATCAGGATGTCATGGAGTCGCTGGAGTTCAGCGCTTTCCGCGATGCGACCACGGCCTGCATGGTTCAGATCGATCGCTTCTCTTCCACTGCTCCGATTACTGCATTGTAATCGTGAGCCCCGGCGGGTTCCCCCGACCCGCCGGCGCGACTTGAGGTAAGGGCTTCGGCCCTTGTCCTCCGCCACCCCGGTTAGCCGATAATAGTCCCCACACACAGCCTAGGCTCTGTGCAGACGACGGGTGGAGTATCCAGTTTCCCGACACCGATTTCGCTGGCGAAAAGGGGTGCAGCCTTGTCGGGAGGCTGCATCCCACCCCTCCCGACAACCGACAAGGAATACCCGATGAACATCTACGAAGCATTCGAAACCAACCTCGAAGACACCCCCAAGGAGTTCCCGCTTTCGGACACGGCTGCGATCAGCCTGATGCCGATCGCTGGTGAAAAGTCCCGCCGCGCTTTTGAGCGGATGATGGAACCCTACAGTGTGCGCCTGAACGCCGGTGGTAAGCTGACTGATGAGGAAAACAAGAACCTCAACATCCGCTTCTATTCGGAGAACATCGTCAAGGGTTGGAAAGGCATCTTGGACCGCGATGGTAACGAGATCGAGTTCAGCCCTGAAAATGCCAAGCTGCTCTTCTCGGACGAAAAGCTCAACGGCTTCTTCGCGCTGATTATCCGGATGGCATCCAACGATGCTTCCTTCGAAGCCAAGAAGGCCGAAGCAGACGAGGGAAACTGATAGCCTACCTCAACTGGACGCAGCGTCCGACTTCTAAGAAGGCGGACTGGCTGCGCCAGATTGAGGCTGAGAAAGGCATCAAGATCAAAACCCTTGAGGATGAGCCTACGCTCTCTCCTCATCTCTACTGGATATGGAAAGCCTTCACTGATCTCAACGGCCGCCGCCCGGTCGCAGGGATGGGAGGCTTCCTACCCTTCTCCTACACCGAGATCGAAGCCTACTGTAGGCTCAAGGGTATCTACTCTCTCGGTGAAAGAGAGCGCTTATTGCGTCTTCTCGAAGTCCTCGATCACGCTTGGATCAAGGCTTACGTAGAGCGCGAAGAAAAGAAGAATCCTTCTTCGAAAGGAACGCCGCCACCCCCATCTCACTCACCCCCACGCGGCGGCGGCCGAAAAGCACCCCCTCGAAAACAGGTAGAGTAGCCAATGGATACCCATGGCATGAAGTTTGTCGTTGACACGACTGGAGTCGCGAAAGGTTTTCGCGACTACAAGTCGGCCGTCGATGGCATCTTCGCTTCTCTGACCAAGTTCGAGGCCCACGTCGATAAGACGATGAAGGGTGTCGCCAAGGCTTCGGCAAACCCACAAGCACTCAATGCTTTCAAGAAGGCTGTCAGCGCCTTTGCGAAGGTGGACATCGACACGTCGGCAGCCCGCAAGCTGTCGGCGTTGTCGGCTGCCATGCAGGGCTTCAAGGCCCCCTCTGCTTCACAGACGGCCAACACCACCAAATTCTTTAAGTCCCTAGCAAACGGGATGCCAGACCTGACGAACGCTTATCGTTCAATCAAAGCCATGAATGACATCAAGGCTGCGATGGCTGGTTTCAAAGCCCCGCCGGCTTCTGCTTCAAAGAACCTACTCGCGTTCGGGAAGGCGATGTCGGCTGCTGCTCCCGGATTCTCCAAACTAAAGAGCATAGCTGGAATTTCCGGGATCGCGAATGAATTGGCGTCGATCTCGATTGCCATGTCACGGCTTAAGGCTCCGACCGCGAGCCAAGCTACCAACATCCAGAGCTTGGCTGTAGCCTTGCGTTCGTTCCGGACGGGCAATCTCGGAAACGGGACTGTCTTGTTTAATGCGTTGAACGCAATTTCCAAGTTCAAAGCACCCTCAGCGGCTCAGAGCAAGAACCTCCAAACCTTTGTGACCGCATTGGGGAACCTGAGAGTTCCTTCCAACGCTGATGCTCTTGCAAATTCCCTGTTTAAGATCGCCAACGCGGCTACCACTACGAGCGGATCACTTGGCCGTCTACGTGGTCAGGTCGGACCTCTGGGAGGTCAATTTAGAAACCTCGGCGGACAGGCGCGTGGCGCTTCGCTCCAGATGATGGGGCTCCAGAACGCATTCTCCGGAACGTTCCAAGTTGGTTCTGTGCTTCGCTCGCTGCTGGGTTCGCTCACCATCGCTGAGCTTGGTCGTAGCTACTTCGAAGCCACAAATGGGGCGCTTGCATTCCAAGCCCAGATGAGTGTTATCAGTAAGGAAGCTGGTTTTGCCAACACCCAGCTTACCTATGTGAATGAGACCGCGAATAAGTTCGGTATCGACTCGCTGGCGGCGGCTGCTGGTTTCGCTAAGGTTTCGATCGCGGCACACAAGTCCGGCCTGTCGGTCATGGACACACGCCACATCTTCGAAGGCTTCTCGACTTCTATGGCCGTTCTGGGAACGACCACATCAGGTCAGCAGGATGTCTGGCTCGCTCTGCAACAGGTGATGAACAAGGGCTACCTGTCGGCCGAAGAACTCAACCAACAGCTTAACGAAAAGCTGCCGGGTGCGATGGCTTATGCCACTGAGTTTGCTAACAGCCTCGGCTTGTCGCTCGAAAAGGGCTTGAAGACTAAGGCGCTGGATGCTGCTGGTGTTCTGGCTCACATCGCCAAGCGAATGAAGGAAGACTTTGGTCCGGCGGTTACAGAAGCATTGAAGCGTCCTCAGAATCAGATGACGATACTGCGTAACAACTTCCGCACCTTGTTCCAAGCCATCGGCGAAGCTGGTGGTAATGAAGCCTTCGCCAGCCTTCTCAGCAACATCAACGATAAGATGTCGCCGGAAACTATTCAACGCTACGCTCAGGCATTGGCTGTTGGGCTCAAGCGGGCCGTAGATAGTGTTTCTGCGGCATTCAACTGGCTCTATGAGAACTGGGATTCGATCAAAGGCCCGCTTGCTACTACGCTTAGCTTGATCGGTAAGTTCATGATCGTTTCGGCCGGTCTCCAAATTGTCAACTACATCGTATCTCCATTGATCTTGGCAGGACGTGCGGCTTTTGCTGCTGGTCCCCTTATCATGCAAGTGGTTGCTGCAAGCCGGGCGCTTGCGGCTACGAATCTCGCTGCTTATTATGCCCAACTGGCGTTGATCAGCAATCCCCGGATCGTAGCTGGGGTTCAGGCTCTGTCGATTGCTCTCGGCCGAGTAGCAGCGACCCGGATTGGTGCTGCTGCGCTAAACGGCCTGACTAGCATCCCCGGACTGGCGCGTGTCGCTACTGTAGCCACAACAGGACTGGCTGTCGCTGTTGGTGCTGGTCTAGCGGCTGCTTGGGGTATTGCAACACAAGCCGCATTTGATTCCACCGGTAAAACTGTGCAGATTAACTACACAGCCGGAGAGATCATTTCCGGCATCTGGCAGACCATGACCGAATGGATCAGTGAGAAGTGGGACATCGCGATGACCTACGTCGATGCTGGTGCTAAGTGGCTGGGCGATCAGTTGTCGTTCAAGGTCGAAGGCATCGGTTCGATGTTCGCGAAGCTTGCCTTCGGTATTTACTACGGCCTGACCAAGGCGCTTGAAGGTGTTCTTCGGGCCGCTACCGGATTCGCAGCCGGTATGTATAGCACCATCTCCAGCGTTGGTGGGGCTCTTTCCGATCTGTTAGATGGGAACTTCTCTGGAGCAGCAGCGAAGGCCAAGGGCGCTGCGCTGGGCGAAGGCATGGTGGCCGGTTTCAAGGCTTCGTTCGGTGGTTTTCAACTCGGCGGAGGGGACTTCGAAGCTCAATATGCTAAGCTCGGAAGAGGTGCGAGCGTGGTTGCTGAATGGGCCAACACTATGGGTGCGAAGGGACGTGGCGCACCTAAGCTACCAGCGAAGTCTCGCGCCGAGATGGATGCTGATCAGATCGCGGCAATGCTTGGCGAACCACAAGCACCTAATCCAGACTCCGAAGGCGGTAAAAAAGGCGGCTCCGGTAAGAGCAGCGCCGCACGCGACGCTGAACGTATTGCTAACTCGGTTGACCAGATCATGGGAACCTTGATGGAGCATGACCCGATCGGGAAGCTCTATCAGGATTTCGTAGAGACTCTGGATGACCAAGCCAAGGTTCTGCTCAACGATAAGGGCTACGCACAGTTCGTAGCAAACGTCAAGGCGCAGAACAAGGATGGTGTGGTCTCAGTCGATTCACTCATCTCTGTCATGCAGCAGAGCGGAATGACAGCGGCTGAGGCATTAAAACTGATCGAAGACAAGTATGGCAAAACAAGTGGTCAAATCGTCAGCTTACTGAAAGAACAGCAGACGGCACTGGAAGAAGCCTACCAAGAAGCGGCCATTAAAGAGCTTGATAAAGCATTCCGGGGCCTTGCTAAGGGACTCGATCTGGTCGGAGATTCTGTTCCAGAAGTAGCCACACTAAAGGCTAATATCGACGACCTAACCGGGTTGGCGCGCTTAGTCATGCCTTCTGATGCGGGCTTTACTGCATTCCTTACGGACGTGCGGACTGGTGCCCTGTCAGCCACTGATGCACTTGCGCAGCTTCGCGCCATTATGGCTGATCCGAGCAAGATGTCTGAACAGGGCCGCCAATTTTTTGAAAATGGACCTGCGAACGCCAGTGAAGTTGCTGACGGAGTTCAACGTCGCCTCAATGCATCCAAAAACACCGAGCGTGAATCAAATATCGATCTTCAATTTGGTGAACGACTGCTCACTCAGCGTAAGGATGAACTGACTCTTCTGAAAATGACTTCTCAAGAAGCCGAAGTTTACGGAACGGTGATGGAAGAAGTTAACCGTGTCCGAGCCGCCGGTAACCCGGCGTCGCAGGAAGAGATTGAACTGCTTCTCAAGAAGGTGACCGCGCAACAGGCACTAGGTAATCAGTTACAGCGTAATCGTGAGTTCTTCGAGAACAACGGGGTTCGTAGCTATATCAACGACATCAAGAGTGTTGGCGAGTCTATCAACGAGTTAGATAAGAACGTCCTCCAGTCTCTGGAAGACCAGTTGTTTAACCTTGGGACTACTGGCTCTTTCAGCTTCAAAGCTATTTTTGACACCCTCCAGCAGGGCTTGGTCCGTTTCGCTTCCCAAAACATCCTCAAAGAAGGGCTTGGAAAGCTCTTCGGAGGCGAGGTGGAGGGCGGGGCACCGAGCTTACTTGGCGGTCTGTTCAAGATGATGGGCTTTGATCATGCTGCTGGGACTACCGATCCCCTCGGTAGCAAGGGCAAGCCGATGCATGTCATCATCGATTCGCTTACTGGTAATCTCCTCGGTGGTAGTCGAGAAATCAGCGTAGATGGTGGTAGCCCTGAGGATGTTGTTGGTAACGCTGTTAATGGCTTGCTCACCGGAACCACGCAAGTCGGGGACATCATCCGTGACAAATGGGGCAACGAAGTCGATGGTATTGGTGGCGTTCTCGGACAGATTGCGAGCAGGCTTGCCGGGGGTGCTGGTGGCGGCGGCGGCTTAGGCGGCCTGCTGGGTGCCGCCCTCAATATCGGTATGGCTGCTATTGGAGGCCCCTCTGCTGGTGTAGTAGCTAGTCTTTCTGGTAGCGCTGCTGCAACGATCTCAGCTAATCCCGGTATCTTCAAAGAAGGTGGTTTCCCCGGATCGCCTGTGGCTCGGACTTCGGTCCACCCCTCTGCGTTCACGAATGCCCCTCACTATGCAGAGGGCACTCCGAACACCAGCGGCGGACACCCAGCGATCCTACATGACAACGAAGCGGTGATCCCACTCAGCCGTGGGCGCAAGGTCGCTGTGGAGATGGCCGGGGGAAGCCGTGGTCAGGTGATCAACAACAACTTCACCGTAAACACACCCGACGCGAACTCGTTCCGCAAGAGCAAGCAGCAGATCGCAACCGACATGCACATGCAGGCAGGCCGCGCCTATCGCCGTAACCACGGCTAATTTTCCCTTGACAGTCACCGCTATTTTGAATATACGGTGACTGTCAGAAGGACCCCTAATGGAAATTACAACCTTTCACGATGTCCGATTTCCGGAGGACATCAGCTATGGCTCGTCCGGTGGGCCCGGCTTTAACACGAGTGTGATCGATCTGGCGTCTGGCCACGAGCAACGCAACATCAATTGGTCGCTGGCCCGTGCCAAGTATGACGCATCTTACGGCGTCAAAACTCGCGAGCAGATGGAGGAAGTCCTTGACTTTTTCTATGCACGGCGCGGTAAGGCATTTGGTTTTCGCTTCAAGGACTGGATGGATTATATCCTAGAACGGCAATCAATCGGTATTGCCGGTGGGACCAACATTCTGCAAACCTTCAAGCGTTATGAACCCCTGACCAGCTATTTTTATGACCGACCGATCATGAGGATTGTCCCGGACAGTGTTCAAGTATGGACAAACGGGGTTGAGCGTTCACCGCTCTTGGTGAACACTGGAACAGGTATTGTCAACACAACCGGATACGCCGGTCAGACGATCGAAGTGGCTTGCGAGTTTGATGTGCCTGTCCGTTTCGACACCGATGACATTAGTATCACCCACGATGACTGGGAACTGATGTCGTGGCCTTCCATCCCCCTCATTGAACTGCGTCCGCGATAAACCATGAAAGCCATCAGCATTGAGCTATCGAACCACCTCGACGGCGAGGTCACCACCCTAGCCTCGTGCTGGCGGGTGGTTCGCCGCGACGGCCGGGAGTTTTATTTCACGGATCACGACCAAGACATCGTGTTCGAGGGTAACACCTACGAAGCGGAATCAAGCTACGACCGAACAGCCGTGTCTAACGGATCGGACCTGAGTGTCGATAACATGGACGTTTCCGGCATCCTTGATTCCGAGAAGATCAGCGAAGAGGACATGCGCAACGGTTTGTTCAATCGGGCCGATGTCTATATCTTCATCGTGAACTGGGCAAATCCGGAATATGGGCCGCTTAAGGTGCGACGCGGTTGGTTCGGCGAAGTGACTATTACCGACATTGGTATGTTTACAACCGAAATTCGTGGCCTTGCTCAAGCACTGTCGCACAACTTCATTGAAGTTTATTCAGCCGAGTGCCGGGCCGACTTCGCAGATTTCAGATGTAAGCTGAACATCGCCGATTACGAGATCGCTACCACCGTGTTAGTGGCGTTCCAGCGTGACTCTTTCATCCTCCCCGTAGGTTTTGTCCCACCTTCCCAAGGACTCGCGCCGGGCACCGTTCGCTTTGTCAACGGAGCAAACGCAGGTCGGACGGTCGAGATCACAGGCTATAACCCAAGCACACGGACTGTCGAGTTGTTCGAAAGCGTGGGTTACGAGATCATTGAAGGCACGGCAATTATGGTCGCCCCCGGCTGCGACGGATCACTCGTGCGCTGTAAGCTCTACAATAACGTCATCAATCGCCGGGCAGAAGATTACGTTCCCGGCAACGACGAGTTCATGAAGTATCCCGATGCCAACCAGTAACGACTTCATCGCAGCGGCGCGCTCCTACATGGGCGTCAAGTGGCGTCATCAGGGCCGCAACCAGATGGGGGTTGATTGCGTTGGTCTGGTGTTATGCTGTCTCGACGAAATTGGCATACCTGCTCCTGACATGCAAGGATACCGGCGGACACCTGATCCGATATTTGTTGAACATATCCGGAACAACTCGCTATCATCCACAACAACCGATCCGGGTATGCTGGGCATCTTCCGCGACGGAACCCAACCATGCCACGTCGGAATCTTTGCGACCATGTATGGTCAAACTTCACTGATCCACGCCTATGCTGGCACCGGGATCGTCATGGAAGAAGTCTTCATCCACGACTGGCCGAATAAGCTGGTTGAGGTCCGCGCATTCAAGGGACTTGAATACATCTAATGGGACAACTTGCGACCACCATTGCTGGCGGTGTCATCGGCTTCGCGATCGGCGGGCCTTTCGGGGCTCAGGTCGGGATGATGCTTGGCGGCATGATCGGTGCCACGTTGTTTGGTCCCACGGTTCATGGCCCCCGTCTGAACGATCTCAAGGTGACAGCCTCGACTTACGGTGTAGCTATCCCAGAAATCTATGGCACCGTCCGATTAGGTGGTAACCTGATCTGGACAAGCGGGATTCGGGAGAACAGGAAATCTTCACGCCCCGGAAAGGGCGGCCCTAAGCAGGTTACCTATTCTTACGACGCCACATTCGCTATGTCCTTGTGCAAAGGGGAGATCGAGGAAATTCTCCGCATATGGGCTGATAGCAAGATCATCTACGACAAGACCGGGGGCACAACTAGAACACCCACACCTGCGGGAGGCAGTAGCGTATTCCAGACAATTATTGTTGAACTACTCTCCTCTAAAAAGAAGAAGAAGAACGTTAACCTCAGGTTTTACCGTGGTGATGAAAATCAACTCCCCGACTCGCTAATCGAAGCGAAGGAGGGGGTAGGTAATGTATCCGGCCACCGTGGGTTGGCTTATGTCGTGTTCGAAAGACTTGAACTAGAGAACTTCGGCAACCGTATCCCACAGATGACCTTCGAAGTCACCAAGGCTCGCACCCGTGGTTTGTCTGCTCTCCCGGTGCGTGATCGTAGCGGACTTGTGGAAGATACCAGCAACCGTGATTGGCTACCTGATTTTGCGTCGGGACGTTTACTGAGCTTTGATCGGGCGGGGAATGGTGTGAAGCTCTACACGAGTGCAGATAATACATTGGTCGCTGAAAACGAGGCTATGACCTTTGACCTGACGGACAAGTCCTACAGCCTCGTTGAGGGGCAAAACTCATTGATTGTGGCTAATTTCCCAAGCGGGGTCGGTTTCTCATATTACAACACAGCCATCCTGACCAAAATCAACGAATATAATTCCTCCAGCGGGACAGACAACGTTTGGGACCCGGCTACACAACAGATCACACTTTCCACCGCAGGGAAGATTGGCCACGGTCGGTTTGTATCGGGCTCATCTGGTAGCTTACACATTCTTCACAGCGACGCAGCCGGCAAGACCTTTTTGATGGACAGCGGCGGCCGCTTACTCGATGAGTTTACAGCGCCATTCCAGCCGGACGTGTTCCTCGAAGGTCGCCGCGATGCGACTAACTCCCAGATTATCGGTTGGCGTTTCGCCAACGATCGCCTCGAAATGTTTGAGGTCAAAACCAAAGCGTCTGCCCTGTATACCACGATCCTAGAGGGAGCGAACGAGGTCTGGTTTCCGACAACCGAATATGAGATGCGGGTCATCAATCTCAAGCCCTACCCGGACTCGAAGTTCCAGCCGCTTGTGCTGCTCTACGATCCGACCGATGATCATTTCTTCTGTCTAGGTGTCGATCCAGACAAATATAATGACACGGGAGCGTTCGGGAACGGTGGCGGCGTCGTCGTGTTCAAATATTCCTTGGCAACAAACAGCTACAAGTTCTTGGTGAGCCACCCCGGCACTCCAGTTCCTCGCGACCTCGCACAGAATATGCGGGTTTCCCGCCTCGCTGGCAGCTCTTTCGGGTGGGTGGGTAAGCCGGCGGTTGGGTCCCCGACCGTAAATCAAGTAAGCTTGCAGACGGGGAGTCTCGAAAATCTCTTCGAGGCCCAAGACGATTTCGGCTCTGGACTCACAGGCGGAGGGGATCAGTATTGGGATGACGAAACGGACAGCATTTTTGCAGAGCGCACAGTAGCTGGTGTGACCAACAGCTACCGAATCCGCCTGAGTGATAGCGTTTCTCAGGTCACAGTGCCAGAGATCGTGGCAGACATCTGCCTCCGGTCAGGCGTGCTATTACCGCAGGACATCGATATAACCGAGTTGGAATCACGCCAGCTTGTAGGTTATTCATTGGACCGGCTGACCACTGCTCGGGACGCCTTGAAGCAGTTGGCGACCGCGTTCCTTTTCGATGCCTTTGAAAGCGATTACAAGCTCAAGTTCCGTTCACGTGGTGGTGATTCCGTGGTTAACATCACAGAAGATTGGTTGGCGCGCGACGGGCAGGATGGTATTATCAAAGAGACCATCACGCAAGAGCTTGAGATGCCGCTCAAGGTGACAGTGAACTACTACGACATAGACCGCGACCACCAGCAAGGATCACAATCTTCGAGACGCAATTCCGGACCGTTCCCAACTATGTGGACGGCCAAGGAAGACCTGATCGATTTGCCCATCACATGGGATGCAGACTCGGCTAAGCAATCGGCTGACAAGCTGCTCAAGATGGCATGGGCCAACCGGATTGGACACCAGTTCAGCTTACCTTGGCGCTATCTGCAATATGATCCTACGGATGTCGCTACCATCACGCTGGAAAATGAGACAACCTACAACCTCCGTCTTACCGAGGCGAACATCGGCTCCAACTTCTCGATCGAGGCTACAGCAGTCAGCGAAGTTGCTACTGCCTATGTCTCAACTGCTACCGGTGCCAAATCGCCGGCTCCCATCCAGACCCTACCGGATGATGGAAGTGCCTTCCCGATTGTTATCAATACGCCGCTGCTGCGTGATGTCGATTACGATACCACCGGCTCTTCGACGTGTTATTTCTCCGCTGGGACCAACGAGGTGTCTTTCAATGGCGCGGCGGTCTATATCGACGACGGAAGTGATTATCAGGTGGTAGGTATCATCGATGGTCAGACCACCACCGGCTACGTCATCGACGCATTACTACCGACAAATAGCTACGAAGCGACCGATGAGACTACCATTATACGGGTGCGGTTGACTGATCCCACTATGGAACTGGAATCGGTAACCCAGAACGACATTCTCAACTTCGAAGCTAACTCCGCTTTGGTGGGTAATGAGATTATCCAGTTCCGGGATGCTACCCTACTTCCAACAGGTGAGTGGGCTCTGTCTGGCATCCTTCGCGCGCGCCGAGGCACTAACTACGCGGTCATGGATCACCAACCGGGGGAGACCTTCTTGCTGGTCAATACCACTTCGACTGGGAAATTCACAAGACCCCCTGAGAGCTACTTTACGACTCGCTTGTTCAAGGCTGCCCCTATATCGGTGTCGTTGTCGGATGTTGTCCCTGTCTCTGTGGTCTTGACCCCACGCGACCTTATGCCATACACACCTGAGGCTGTTAAGGTGACCGATGACGGAACCGGTGCAGTAATCAGCGCTGAACGTCGTTCACGCGTCACAGCGGGCCTGAGAGACGGTGTGGGCACCATTCATTACAGAGAAGGGGACATGCTCAGTGCCCGGATTGTGACCAAGGTCTGGTTCGGTAAGGGGATCGCAGATGTTGGCACGATAGGTGAACCGGATGTAACCTCGACGAACTATTTGTTTGACGCCGCTGGACAGGATATTCCCATTGAAGCCAGCTTCCCGGTCGCCTCGTTGGGAGCAGAAGACACGATCCTGATCAAATTGGCTGAGATTGGTGAGGTGGAGGGAACGCCCAAATGGGTGCAAGCCATTCGCTATGGGACAGACCTGTGGGACCTCCGTGAATTGTATTGACAACCACCGCCATTTTCACTATACACTCTCCTCAATTTAGGACGGATAATGCCCAACACACCGCTTCTCAATATCCCGCAAGTTTCGGCTTCCCAGAACAACAAAGAAATCACCATCAACGATTCCATCCTCGCACTGGAAAATGCGACGAATGCAAATCTCTCGGTCTCGTTCGCAGGTGGGAGCACTGTCACCCTCACAGCGACACAAGCCACCCGGAACTTCGTCTATACCGCCACCGGGGCGTCCGGTGCAAGCACGCTGCGCTTCCCAAACACGATCGGTGCCACCCTCTTTAATCGCGCGGTATGCGTCCGTAACACCAGCGGTGCCGTCTTGACAGTCAGCTTTCAGACAGGAACTGGTGCATCTGTGGAAATCCCAGATGGACAAGCTCGTTTGATCTTGGCCGTCAGCGGAACTGACATGATCGTGGTTTCCGCACCTTAATTTCAGATAGTCAAAACTCATGGGACAACTTGTAACCACCATTGCTGGCGGTGTCATCGGCTTCCTGATCGGTGGCCCTATGGGCGCGTCTATCGGTATAGCGCTCGGTGGTATGGTTGGGGCAACTCTGTTCGGACCGACGATCAAAGGCCCGCGCCTCAATGACCTTAAGGTCTCTTCTTCGACCTACGGGATTGCGATTCCCGAAATCTACGGGACCGTTCGGATCAGCACGAACTTGATCTGGACCAGCGGGATCAAGGAAACTAAGAAGACGCGCCGCGCCGGCAAGGGAGGTCCCAAGGTAGAGACCTACGCCTACGACGCATCGTTTGCACTCGGGCTGTGTAAGGGCCCGATCCGACAGATACTACGAATCTGGGCGGACAGTAAACTCATCTATGATGTCAGCAACAACGCGACTCGCAATCCAGTTAACGCGGGGCAGTCAGGAATCTTCGCACCTGACTTGTTGTCTTTTGGAACCGGCAGCAATAAAAAGAAAAGAGTCAATCTTCGTATCTACTTAGGTAACGAAGAGCAGCTTCCGGATTCCTTGATCGTATCGGACAGGGGAGTCGGTAATGTATCGGCGCACCGTGGGCTGGCTTATGTCGTGTTCGAGCGGCTACAGCTTGAGGACTTCGGTAACCGTATTCCTCAGTTCACCATGGAAATAACTAAATCACCCTCCGAGGCGTTCCCTTCCGTTGTGGTTAAGGAAGGCCCAGCAGGAACAGCTTTACAAGCAGATGCACGAAACTGGTTCCCTGATTGGGAAAATGGAAAAGTATATTCCAGCATCATCTCTAACTCTGTGCAAGACAGCTACACCGAAGTGTTTGATCTAAACACTATGCAAGTGACACAGCGTTGGAATAGTTCCAGTATGTGGTTCACAGGGCGTTATGGCTTTGCTCCATGGGCTGGGGTATTCCTTAAAGATGATGGTTCTGGTAACTCACGATTTCTGGAAGTTTATAGTCTAAGAACAGGCAGCCGAACTAGTCAGTTTGGACTACAATCGCGATCACTTTCCGGTTTCTACGTAGAGAGTGGTCCAGCTAGAGGGGCGCTGGCTTTATCAGCCAATTTTGGTAACCAAGCCACAATAACACGCGATGGTAAGTTTATTGTTCTTGCGGGCTGGGCCCGTGACAACTGGATACTATCAAGTGGGGGCACACCTCTTGGGTGGTATAAAGGCGCGTGGTCCCCTCAACACCTTCTCCCCGCACTTGGATCAGTGTGGGGTTGGCGCAACGGTAATAACGGACTACAAATCGCTGACTTCCTCTCAGGGGGTATCGGGCAAAATGGCAGGGCCCCGCCCGACAGCAGTGGTAACGTTTTCTGGACGCAAGGCGGGAGCCTAGCGTTCAACACAACTTTGCAGCCTCTATCCGGAGAAAGCTACCAAGCATCGATTTGCCTCTTCGACCCCTCGGATGGTCATTTTTTCAGCATCGGTAGATCGAGCAACGGCGTTCGATCGATTCCTGTTGCGTTCAAATATAACCCATTGAATGGGATATACAAATTCATCAAAAGCAACCCTGAAATTCTGGTCCCTAACGGTCCTATGCAATGGACCCGTTTGAATGGGGGAACTTTTGGGTATATTGCTGATAGACTCAATAGAAATATCAAAGCAAATTTACAACAAATTAACCTGCAAACAGGTGATATTGTAAAGGATACACCTTATGGTAATACGTGGGGCGGTCCTCTTTGGGTGCGTAGTGAACAGCACTGGGATGATGTTAGCGCAAGTATTATTACAACCACACTAGACACTTTTCGTCGTATCTGGTTCAACGACAATGCGAAGGCGGTGAGACTGTCTGACGTTGTTAGAGATATTGCTACCAAATCAAATGTATTAGTCACATCTGATGTCGATACAACCGGTTTGTTCAACGAGGAGATCATTGGTTTTGCCATTGATCGTCAATCATCAGCGGCTGACGCTCTGAAACTACTGGCTACCGGATTTATGTTCGATGCCTTTGAAAGCGATTACAAACTCAAGTTCCGCACGCGTGGGCGCGACTCCGAAGTCGTGATCCCGCAGGATTGGCTTGGTCGGCCCGATGAAGAAATCATTAAGGAAAACATTGTCCAAGAGCTTGAGATGCCGCTCAAGGTGACAGTGAACTACTACGATACTTCTCGGGATCACCAGCAAGGATCACAATCTTCGAGACGCAATTCCGGACCGTTCCCAACTATGTGGACGGCTAAGGAAGACATTATAGACTTACCACTGGTGTGGTCACCAGACATGGCTAAGCAATCGGCTGATAAGCTTCTCAAGATGGCGTGGGCCAACCGGGTCGGCCTGCAATTCAGCTTGCCTTGGCGCTATCTGAAATATGACCCCTCAGACACTATCACGATCACTACTGACAAAGCGGTTTATTTCACCCGCCTGACTGAGGTTCGGATCGGTCAAGATTTTTCGATCGAGGCTTCCGGGGTCACTGACAAAGCTAGTGCTTATGTCTCTACGAAAGTAGGGAGCCGGGTAGAGCCGCCTGCACAGATTATCGCGGAAGGTTATCCGGCTTTTCCGATCGTTATCAACACTCCTTTACTGCGTGATGAAGATTACGACACGAGCGGTGCCTCTGCCTGCTTCGTATCAGCGGGGACCGACGCGTTCACGTTCAGCGGAGCCTCTATCTACGTTTACGACGGCATCGAAGATCAGCAAGTTGGCTTCATCGGAGCCGACACGGTGCGCGGTCGTGTCATAAACGAACTACCCTACACGACTGCATACGAATCGACCGACGAATCCACAGTTCTCCGGGTAGTCCTGAGCAATCCAAACGATGAACTTGAATCAGTAACCCAACTTGATATGCTTAACTTTGACATGAATGCAGCATTGGTGGGTGAAGAAGTTATTCAGTTCCGTGACGCCATCCTCCAGTCCAATGGTGAGTGGTGGTTGTCTGGACTGCGCCGGGCAAGACGCGGGACTAACTACGCGTTGCGAACACACATCCCGAACGAAATCTTCTTGTTGTTGGAACCAGAAGCGACCACCTCATTTGTGCGTCCGCCAGAGGCTTACGTGACGACCACAGAAATCCGGGCTGTAGCAGCCGGGCAGGACAGCGTGGATGCGCTCCCGACAATAGCTTCGCTCCAGCCTCGTGATCTTATGCCTTACACACCAGAGGACATCAAGATCGACGACGATGGGACGAACGTGACCATCGAGGTTCAGCGACGGTCGCGGATCATTGCCCCGCTCCGAGACGGGATCAGCAACATCCATTTCAAAGAAGGGGCAAAACAGACTTCAAAAATAGCTTGCCAAGTGTGGCCGGGTCGCGGCTTTGAAGTGATTGACACCACCCTGCCCCCGGCTTTTGTCCAGCATGTTCCGATATTCGATTCGAACGGCCAAGACCGGACTTTGGAAATCACATTCCCCCTCACGTCCCTTGGGGCTTCTACGCAACTCGTAGCCCGCATCACCGAACAGGGGGTGGTAGATGGTATTGCTAAGTGGCTTCGTTTCGAGCGGGTCGGTGAAGGACGTTGGAACCAGACCGAATTTTATTGACAATAACCGCTATTTTAGATATACAGTGACACCCTTATAGAGAGGCTTATGCCAACCACCCCCATCCTCGGTATTACGCAGGTTTCAACTTCCCAGAACGGGAAAGAGACCACGATTAACGACGCCATCTTGGCGTTGGAAAACGCGTCCAACGCCAAGTTGGCTGTGTCGCTGGCTGCTGGGAATGTGACACTGAGTGTCCCAGAATCCACCCGAAATTACATTTTCACAGCCGCTGGTGCTTTAGCAGCTAGTGAATTGATTTTCCCGACCTCCGTGAATGGGAATCCATACAATCGGGTTATTGTCGTTCGGAACGTAAGCGACCACGGACTCACAGTTCGGTTTGCCTCTGGTGGTGGTTCTTCCGTCACGATCCCGGACGGGGAGTCGCGGCTAATCAGCGCTTCCGAAGGTATGGACATGACCGTGGCCGCTGAGCCGCCGAGCGTCATTACTTTCCTGTCTTTGACGGATGCTCCCGACACTTTCACTGGCCAGACTGGGCGTTTCCTATCGGTAAACGTAGCAGAAGATGCTTTGGAATTTGTAGACGCGGCTGTCTTCCCTACCCTAACAGACAACGCCAATCGGTTCCTCCGCGTCAACTCCGGCGCAACCGGCGTTGAGTGGGCTGTGGTTGATTTCGCAGGAGCCTTTACCGAACTTACTGATACACCCAGCAGCTTCGCCGGACAAGGTGGTAAACTCGTTAGGGTAAACAACCTCGCAACCGGGCTGGAGTTTGTTGAAGCAACGGACGCGGAAGCAGTTAACTTCCAGCAAGCCAGTCGCTGGCGCATCCTCCTGCTTGAGCCGGGTGACTGGCCGGCAAATCCTCCGGGGACTTTGCCGGGCGATCCTGATTATATCCAGCAGACCGATCAGGTTGGCTTTGGTGAAGTCGAGTTTCTAGACCAAGATGGAATCGACTTGGCCGTTGGTGGAACGGCATATGCGTCAAACTTCCTTACTGGTAATGAGCCGTCGCGTGCGTTCAACAACAACACGGACCCAGCAGACGGGTGGCTGACAGAAGACACCTACACCGGGAACGTGTGGCTCGAATACGACTTTGGGTCTGCTGTGACGCCGCGCCGGGTCCGCTTGACTTCGATCAACACGTTCCCTCAGTATGGCACAACTCGCTTCCTGATACAGTATTGGGACGGTAGCGCTTGGATCAGCTTAGGTGACCGGTCACCAGCTCCTTGGGAAACCGGTGTTGCACAGTCTTTTAAGATCAATGGCATTCCACTAGATTTTCTGGAAGAAGCTCCATCAAATGGTTCTCTCTACGGGCGCATCAACGGTGAGTGGTTAAAGATAAATGCCGAAGTTGTTTCGGTCAACACCACTTCGTATAATCTTGCATCTACAGATACTTTCCAATATCGCAGGTTCACGAACGCCGGGACTAAAACCCTCAACATCCGGACAAACACCGACCACTCGATGCCATCGGACGGCGAGTGGTATATCTATAATGCCGTAGGCGCTGCGTTGAACATCACCCCCGCTGTGGGTGTGACGGTGAACGCGCCGGCTGGGGGTTCTTTGACTGTGCCCCTCAACGGCACTATCCGGATCAAGCGGGTCGCTGTGGATGTTTATGATGTCTTCGGGGACACTGTGTCGTCAGAGGCTGGTGGTGCTGGTGACATTCCATCAATCATTGGTAATGCCAGTAAAATCCTTGCTGTAAAAACAGACGCAACCGGCATCGAGTGGATTACACAACCAATACCATACACCGACGAACAAGCTCGTGACACAATCGCAGCGGCTTTGGTGGCTGGGACAAACGTCACTATCACAAACAACGACGTTGCAAACACAATCACGATTTCTGCTGCTTCAATCGGATTGAATGCTGAGGAAGTTCGCGACACCATTGGAACTGCCCTCAGAGGCAGTGGCAATATCGCAGTGTCCGTAAACGACGTTGCAAACACAATCACGATCTCGACCAGTGCTTTGGATGCCGAAGGCGTCCGGGACACTATCGGTGCCGCTCTGGTGGCCGGTTCGAACATGGCTATTAGCGTAAACGATTCGGCGAACACCATCTCGCTCGCGGCTACGATGAATGTGGAAGTTATTCAAGACATCGTGGCTACTACCTTGGTGGCTGGTTCCAACGTTTTGATCACTTACGATGATGTAGCTAACACAATCACCATCGATTCACTAGGAGGCGGTGGTGGGGGTGGCCTAGATTCAGAACAGGTTCGAGACGTTATTGGCGCAGCCCTTGTGGCTGGTAGCAACATCACGATCAACGTTAATGATGCGGCCGACACGATCACAATTGACGCAGCGACTGATCCTGAGGTGGTGCGGGACACCGTAGCATCCGCGCTGGTGGCAGGGACGAACGTAACCATCAACAACAATGATGGGGCCAACACGATCACGATCTCGGTCGCGATGGATCAAGAGGTAATCCGTGACACAGTAGCCGCCACTTTGGTAGCTGGGACTAACATAACGATCACCCCAAATGATGCCGCTAACACCATCACGATCGCATCCACCGGAGGAGGAGGCGGGTCTACCGACCCGGAAGTCGTGCGCGACACTATGGCAGCCGCTCTGGTGGGAGGCACCAACGTCACGATCACACCTAATGACTTGGGCGACACGATCACGATCTCAGCAACAGGTGGGCTTGACGCCGAAGCTGTTCGAGACACGATCGGAGCCGCGTTGGTGGGCGGCACTAACGTCACTATTGATGTCAACGATGCTGCCAACACGATCACCTTTAGCGCGGCGACCAACCCTGAGACAATTCGAGATACAATGGGAACCGCGTTGGTTGCCGGCTCGAACATTGGTATTTCGGTTAACGATGGTGCTGACACCATCACCATCTCAGCTACTACCGACCAAGAGGTAGTCCGAGATACGATCGCTGCGGCTCTGGTGGCCGGCACTAACGTGACTATCAACCATGACGACGTAGCCAACACTATAACGATCGCGGCACCAACCGATACCGAGACCGTGCGTGACACCATCGCGACAGCTTTGGTAGCTGGTTCTGGTATCACCATCACAGTAGACGACGCGGCTAACACCATTACGATCAGCACCGACGGGGCTGCTAGCCTGTCTGAATTGTCAGATGTCGATACGACTACCGCGCCTCCACTAGGTGGGCAGGCGTTGATCTTCAACGACATCACTGACAAGTGGGAACCGGGCACTGTCTCAGGTGGTGGGGGTGGGAGTGCCTACCTACCTATCACGACCGAGTCTGGGACAACCTACGACCTACCTGCATCGACGGCTGGTCGTTATACCCGCTTCACTGCGGTGACGACCAAGACCGTCAATATCCGTCCAGAGGCTGATGAAGCCCTACCGAGTGATGCTGAGTGGCATTTCAAGAATGTAGGGGCTGGTAACTTGTTATTGTCGGCTGTGTCCGGCGTCACGATCAATGCCCCAGCCAGCGGTTCTTTGATTGTGCCTCCGGGTGGTGTTGTTACCTTAAAAAGGACTTCGGCCGATAATTTTGATTTGTTCGGCACCACCATCGATAGCTCCGGAACTTTCCCTTATTCCTTACCGTTTGGATTCGTGTCTAAGCCTCTGGGTAATGAGACACTTCTTATCCATGTTTTCGCTGAGGATGTTACTTTCTCAGGAAATTTTAGTCTGTCGCGAGGATCGATCGGAACTAACCCAACAGCAACAACGGATATGTTGGTAAAAAAGAATGGAACAAACGTCGGCGCAGTAAGCGTATCAACCGCTGGTATTGTTTCATTCTTCACAACAGGGGGCACGCCTGTGTCTTTTGTAGTGGGCGACGTTTTGACTGTTGTGGCGCAAGACCCAGCAGATGAAACGATAGCTAATTCTGCTTTCACGCTCAGAGGAGCTAGAAACTAATGATACTTAATTTCGAGCATTTTGATCTTTATGGTTTAGATGAGCCTTCCCTGTATTTGAGAGGATACTCTGCTAGTGGCAATAATCCTCTCCTAATCAATACAGTATCAAGAACAGGAACACACTCTTTACGTATGAGCTCCTCTGGGGGTGTTTTTTCTTTTATTACGTATGCCCTTCCGGGGACTGCGCGCACCACTTGTGGGCAGGGTTGTGGTTTTCAAGTTACCTCAAGTCCAAATGCCACTTCACCTAGCGGAACGCCCGGTCTTTTCTTTGGTGATGCGTCGAGCATCAGCGCTATCAGATGCATTATTGGGCAGAATAACACGCTATGTGTTTACCAAGGAGCAACCTTAAGAGGAACCAGCTCTGTTAATGTATTCACATTCGGAGCTTGGTTCTGGCTTGAGGCAAAAGTTATCATTGGAGCAGGTGCAACTTCTTCGGTCGAAATTAGAGTAAATGGTGCATCCGTTCTGCTTGTAACTGGTTTGACTATTGCATCTAATATCACACGTTGCTCGTTTGGAACCGCTGGATCGAATAGCGGTTGGGGCCTAATGTATGTGGATGACTGGGTTATCTGGGACACCGCTGGTAGTGTTAACAACGATTGGCTTGGTGATACTTTTGTGATCGTATCAGACCCTGAATCCGATGCTACAGCAAACGACTGGGTGGCATCAACAGGAACCACAAAATGGCCTTTAGTTGATGAAAGAACCCCATCTGATACGGACTTCATCACTGGTAATGCTGTCAACGACACACAAGAGCTTGAGATGGCTAGTGTAAGCCTCCCAAGCACAGGTGGGATTATCGGCGTCGCTTCCCAAGCGCGGGCTTTCAAGTCCGATGCTGGTTCGTCAACGATCACGATAGGCGTTGCCAGTGCTAGCTCAAATAATTCCAGTGCAGGTATCAACCTAGGGACCGGGGCGCAGGTATTCTCTCATCTAGCTGAGGTAAACCCTGACGGGGGTATCGGTTGGACAGTAAGCACAGCCCAAGCAGCCCGCTTTAGGGTCCGTCGGACCGCATGAGCAATACGCGGGTAACCCAAGGTCACAAGGTTATCATTGCTGGTGGTGGTGCCGCCCCAGCAGTGATCTCCCAAGGACATAAGGTCATCCTCGCCGGGGGCGGGGCTGCCCCAGCTATTGTCTCGCAAGTTCATAAAGTGATTTTGTTTTGCCCGAATAATGTGGAACCAGAAACCCCACGCCGGCAGAACTTCATGTCCTCCGTTCCTTAGGATAATTATGACTCCCGGTATCATTTCTTCTCCTGTTGTGTTTGGTCAGTTACAAGAACTGCCTGTAAATCCCACACCTGTGGCGATCGAATCGATCTATAGCGCACCGGTTGATTCAGGAGATACAGGGACTCTGACTTTAAGTCTGGGTGATGACTTCCTTGGAAGATTCTTTCTAATTTCGTGGGCGGCAACAAGAGGAGCTACTACAGGAAGTCCAAGTAGTATTTTTTTAGAAGTAAACGGAGAAAATCATTCGTTAGAGGCAGTTTCTGGGAACAACTTCGGATTCGTATATCAAGCGTTCGTTTTTGTTTCTGGAACAAGTATGACAATCAAATCTACGATTGTTAATGCAACTATCAACCGCTTCAACGTGTGGAAAATCGGAACAGAAGATGCTCCGGGCCAAATTGTTGCAGAATCTGGTGTAAGCGAATTTACAGCTTCAAGTGTTTCTGTTCCTCTTAGGTCATCAACCCTTACACGGGATACTCAGATCATCGCTGTGACTGGCGCTAGGCCACAATCTTCTGGTAATACTTTTGTTGAGTCTTGGTTAATTAACCAAAACACTGATCAAGAAAATCACAGATCAGAGGATTCTCGGATACAGTATTCAAAAGGAATTGTCCCAGTAGGGATTTCATCTTTTACACTACCAGACAGCAGCCCAAGTTCATTGAGAAAAGCTGGGAATTATTACCAAATTCGTCGTCTCCCTGCTTTTGCAAGCCCAGTCGATTACTCTTATGAAAATTTGAAGTATCGATTCAATGCCGAAGATGGTTGTTTCAGAGACATTGATGGTATCATACCTTGCTACAATGGTGATAGAGTAGCTTATTGGCGAAACACCGGTTTGTTAAGTAATGCGAAGCAAACCGTGAGATCGCGCCGTCCTATTTTTAATACCGGAGGTGCCAACGGTTACCCGTATATTGAGTGCAATCGAGATGACAAACATTATTTCGAAAATCTTTTAGACTTAGGGCAAAACTCTGGCTTCACTGGTTGGAATCCTCTGACTGTAACTATGGTAGTTCAATTCTACGATTTGGATAGTAGTAATCCAATTCTGGGAGATGGTGAAAATTCATATAAAGGAAGTATTATACTTGCTACAAATGGAAATCTACGTGTCCACAAACTAATTACTACAACAATCACACCTCCTATAGATGAAGTTGTTGTTATAACTGCCCGAATACGTAATAACACTAACATTGATTTTATGATGAATGGAGTTTTCAGTTCAGCCAATGGTTCTGGGAACTCCCCCCCGCCCGGACAAACAGAAACACAATTTCTAAGATCAACTGGAACATTTGGTGAAGTGTATTTCAATGGTCGCTTATACGAGATCATGATCCACCACGACGACCCGGCCTTAGAAATATACGACTATGAGTCGTCCCATCGATACTTGATGCAGAAGTATGGCATCACCCTTCCATTTTAAGGACTAACATGAAAATTTCCAATCACTTTCTCGAAGGTGTCGCCGTGCGCCGCTCCCCCAACATTTCAGGCATGATGACTCCAACTGGAGCTATCATGCACTATACAGCCAGCAGCACAGCAGCAGGGGCGATCGACACGCTCTGCAACCCGACCGCCAAGGTATCAGCGCATATCGTGATCGACACCGATGGGACGATCACACAGCTTGTCCCATTCAACCGCGTCGCATGGCACGCCGGTCCTTCGAAACTCGCTGGCCGTAACGGGTGCAACCTCTTCACTATTGGATTTGAGTTCGTCAATCCGGGTTTCTTCCGCATCGCGAGCGATGGGACGATCATGGACTGGACTGGTAAGAATCGAGTTCCCAAGGCGACCTTGGATCGCTTTGATCTAAGTCTGCGTGCGTCGAACCGTAAGATCGGTGGCGGAACTTTCATCTGGCCGGGATATTCCAAAGCCCAGATCGATGCTGGGCTTGCAGCCCTCAAGGCTGTCAAGGAGGCCTACGGGATTACACTGATTGCTGGTCATGAGGATGTCGATACGCGTGGTTGGAAGACTGATCCGGGCCCAGCCTTCCCTATGGCTGCTTTCAAGGCTGTCATCCACGGCGGTGAGGACCGCTCCGATGGTATGCAACCAGCCAAGAGCCGTTTCCTTGTGAACACCCCACGCCTCAACGTCCGAGCAGCCCCGAACGGTTCTGGGGCAATCTTGACAACACTATCCGGTGGCTCCGAGGTCGTCGTAATCGAAGACCTCGGTGCTTGGAGCCATGTTGAATATGCACCCGGCAAACGCGGCTACCTCGCCGACCAATTCCTTAAGAAAGGGTAAGCCATGGTTTTTCCAGCACTCCCAGCATGGGCAGGTATCAAGCTGTTCCTCCGGAGCAAGAAGTTCCTAATTCCTTTGGCTATCGTCACCCTGCTCTTGTCGGTGGGGGCAGGCACTTATTTCTATCTCAACCACCAACAAGAACAAGCCGTGGCGGCGGCCGTAAAAACGGCCGACGACAAGGCCACGATCCAGACCTACGAAACCAAGGAAATCATCAACACCCGCACGATCGAAGTGGACCGCCGGTTCGACGATCTCCAGCGCCAGACAATCAAGGATTATGCCAATGTCCGTAATCAAATCGAAGCTGCCCCTGTCGAAGAGCGGGATGCTCAAGCCCCTGCTCTTATCATTGATACTCTCAATGAGCTTGACCGCTTGCGCCAGAGACGCAACGAGGGTGGAGTTCCTGACGCCGACGTTCCGGTCGGATGAACTGGTTTGTATGGATGCACCAGCCGGGCAATTACCGACCACCGCAACCAACGGAACGGTAAGTGATCGGATCGCAGGGATCGACGAATCCGGGGAGGACTGCCGGCAGCGTCTGGGACGGGTGAAGACCAAGATTGAAATCTTCAACGAGGTGGTGGCCACCATTAATGCAGGCAAGGAACCGAAAAAGGATTGACAACCACCGCAATTCTTAATATACAGTCCATCTTGCAAGAGCGAACGGCGGGAGAACGTCAATCACCTTTCGGGGTCACACGCCCCGCCAAGTAGCTCACGTCCTAGGAAACCTAATGACTCAAGCCATTCTCTCGCCGCTGATTAGCGCGACAATTCTTGCTGACTCCCTCTCCCCCGCCGGCGTCCGACTCACTACGATGGAGTTGGTCTATCCGCGCTTTATTCACTCTGAACTGATGACCCACCGCGTGTTCTCCCGGAACGCTTCATCGAGCCGCGCTATCCCGACCAAGCGTGCGATCAAGATGATCCGGGAGAACCCGGCCGTGCCTGCCTCGTGGCGCATGAACCAGCCCGGTATGCAGGGCTACGAAGTGGCTTCGGAAGAAACCACGCTTGCTGCTCAAACGATCTGGCTCGCTGCGATGGAAGATGCGATCCGCCATGCCGAAGCAATGGATGAACTGGGTATCCACAAACAGGTGGTCAATCGTATCACCGAACCCTTTGCTCACATCAAGGTGGTTGTCACAAGCGTCTATTGGGGCAACTGGGATGGCCTACGCCGGCACGGGGCAGCCGACCCCACAATCTGCGCGTTAGCTGAGGCGATCCACGGAGCGCGGTCTGCTTCCGAACCCAAGAACTTACCGTGGGGCGAGTGGCATCTTCCCTACATCACCAGTGAAGAGCTTGCTATCCACGGGATCAACCTTTGCAAGAAGATCAGCACGGCGCGGTGCGCTCGCGTAAGCTACAACAATCATGATGGCTCAAAGACGGACCCAGCAGCGGACCTCAAGCTGCATGATATGCTACTGGTTGATCAGCCGATCCATGCAAGCCCAGCCGAGCATCAGGCAACTCCGGATAGAATGATGTGGGATGGTTGGGAAAAACCCAGCCTGCACGGCAACCTTGCCGGATGGATTCAATATCGCAAGACTTTGACAGGCGAAAACATGGACGCCATTATCGGTTAAGCAGTGCGATTCTGGATTGACAGTAAGGCCCGTTCCCGTCATAGGGTGCGGGCCTTTCTAATTGGAGACTGATTCGTGATCGATGCTACCACCGCCAGACGCTACGGCGATCTACTGTTGCTTTCCGAGGCAGCAGATTACGCCTACTACGTAGACGATGCGCCATGCATGGACGACGACGAATACAATGAGATCAAGCGTGAGATCACCCAGATCGAGTTCGAGTTTCCGGAAATCATCTCATCTAACAGCCCTACTCAGAAAATCAGCGGTAAGGCGAGCGAAGCTTTTGAGAAAGTTCCGCACCGCCAGAAGATGGAGAGCTTGGATAACAGCTTTACCCCTGCTGAGGTGGCTGAGTGGGCAGCCAAGAATCTTACCGAAGATGATGTGATCCTTGGTGAACTCAAGATGGACGGCCTCAGCCTGAGTCTGATCTACGAGGATGGGCATCTGGTGCAGGCCGTGACTCGCGGCGACGGCCAGACCGGTGAAGATGTGACTCACACCGCTCGCATGATCGTCGGACTGCCTCAACACCTCCAAGCGTTCCTCGCCCCCGGAGACGACATCGTTGAAGTGCGCGGCGAAGCTTATATGACTCACGAAAACTTCAAGTCTCACAACCGAGCCGTCGAAGCTGGTATTGCTGGTAAGGGTGCAAAGAAGCTGGTTAACTGCCGTAATGGGGCTGCTGGCGCGCTGCGTCAAAAAGACCCGTCGGTAACCGCCAAGCGTGGTCTTAACTTCATGGCTTTCGGGGTGACCAACGACACGTTTCCGGACCTCGATAGCGACCTCGAAGTCCTCGAAATCCTCACCGAGATTGGATTCGATGTGGTGCCTCACTTCGTGATTAGCAACCAGCCGAAAGCGATCGAGCAGCAGATCGAGAAGTATGCGGCCGAACGTCCGGACCTTCCCTTCGACATCGATGGGATCGTGTGGAAGATCGATAGCCGGGGGACCCGCAGGGGCATGGGCTCGACCAGCCGAGCGCCGCGCTGGGCTACTGCCTATAAGTTCCCCGCCGAGCAGAAGACCACAAAGCTGTTGGATGTTGATTTCCAAGTCGGCCGCACCGGTGCCATCACGCCCGTCGCCCTGCTTGAGCCTGTGTTCGTCGGCGGCGTGACCGTCTCGACCGCGACGCTGCACAACGAAGATGAAATGAACCGCCTCGACCTGATGATCAACGACATCGTTGTGATCCAGCGCGCCGGGGATGTCATTCCGCAAGTCGTCAGCGTGGCTGAGCGAGCAGCAGACTCGATGCCTGTGTTCTTCCCTACCAAGTGCCCGGCGTGTGGTGGTCCGACCGAACGGCAGGAAGACGAAGCTGTCCGCCGCTGCACCTCGGGCTTCAACTGCTCGCCGCAACTGCAAGCCTATCTGGAACACTTTGTCAGCCGGGACGCATTCAACATTGACGGACTGGGCCCGAGCCAGATCGAAGACATGATCCGTTTCTTGGACCTCAGGAAGCCCAGCCAGATCATGAAGCTCCCGGACCTAATGGTCAGCGATATGGCTGTGGAGCCGGCCTATCCGGGCGAGGATATGCTGATCAGCGA